CTTTGCGTACAGAGAGATTATCTTCTGCTCAATGCCGGAGATGTCCTTTTGACACTTTTTTATCACCTTTGGCTCAAATGTTCCGTCTCGATCCTGCGGCACTTCGATCTCAGTTTCGCCTAAATTTCCACGTATCTTCTTTGTTTTCTTTTCCTCGCTCATTGGTTCTCTTTTTCTTCTTGCCATAAAAAATCAGCCTCCTGTGTTATTTATATTTTACCATAGTTGACTGCATTTTTACAGACTTTTTTTCGGTGGGTCGATTTTGACGCATTTTAATTATTTGTCATCATAATGTCCGCGACATAATGTCCGCGACAGCTGACAATATAAATTCTATCATTTTCAACGTGATAAACAAGGCGGTCTTTCTCGTTGATTCTTCTGCTGTACTCACCGTGTAAGTTGTTCTTCAATGCTTCCGGTTGACCAATACCTTCAAGGCAACCATTTCGTTCAATATCTTTGATGAGTTGGTTGATTCGTTTTAAAGTCTTTTTATCCTGTGTCTGCCAGTAGAGGTAATCGTCCCAGGCATCATCAGACCATATTTTTTCACTCATCGTCCACCTCAATCAAATCATGAGCAATTCCTTTGCCGTCACGCAACTCCTGAATTGCTTTCATCAAATGTTTTTGATTGGATTCGCTGTAAAAAGGGTCGCTTGACTGAGAAATCTCAAATGGAATACGTCTTTCACGCAGAACAGCTTTTATAAAAAGGTTAATGGCGGCAGATGTATTCAATCCAACATCAGAACAGAAATTATCAAATGCCTGTTTATCCTTTTCGTCAATGCGTGCAGAGATTGTTGCTTGTGCCATAACAGCCACTCCTTTCTGTATGATCTCTGCTTATATTATACCACTATTTTATGCAAATTGCAATCGTTTGTATTACATTTTCAAAAAAAGTGAGGTGAACCACAGTGGCAAACAGAATCAAGGGCATCACCGTTGAAATTGGCGGTGATACGACTAAGCTGTCAAAGGCATTAGAGGGTGTAAACAAGAACATTAAAAACACCCAGTCACAGCTAAAAGACGTAGAAAAACTTCTGAAACTTGACCCGAAAAATACAGAACTTCTTTCACAGAAACAGAAACTTCTTGCTGACAGTATTTCTGCTACAAAAGATAAACTTGCAACGCTGAAAACAGCGGCTGAACAAGCAAATACTGCTCTTGCAAATGGTGACATCACGCAACAGCAGTATGATGCCTTACAGCGTGAAATTGTCGAAACAGAAAATGAACTGAAACGTTTGGAATCAGAAGCCAAAAATGCAAATTCTGAACTTGCTAAAATCGGTGAGGCTGGACAGGTTTTGCAGAATGTTGGCGATAAAATTTCAGGTGCAGGTGAAAAACTTCTGCCTGTTACCGCAGGTGTGACGGCTCTTGGAACTGCTGCTGTGAAAACCGCCTCTGACTTTGATTCTGCAATGTCAAAGGTTGCCGCTGTATCCGGTGCAACCGGCGATGACTTGCAGGCTTTGCGTGACAAAGCAAGAGAAATGGGCAGTAAGACGAAGTTTTCTGCAAGTGAAGCAGCCGAAGCCATGAACTATATGGCGATGGCAGGCTGGAAAACAAATGATATGCTGTCAGGTATTGACGGTATCATGAATCTTGCAGCAGCATCAGGTGAAGACCTTGCCACAACATCAGATATTGTCACAGATGCACTTACAGCATTCGGTCTGACAGCACAGGATAGCGGACATTTCGCTGATGTACTTGCGGCTGCAAGTTCTAACGCAAATATAAATGTATCTATGCTTGGTGAATCGTTCAAATACTGTGCTCCGATCGCAGGTGCTTTGGGGTTCTCCTGTGAAGATACTGCTGAAGCTTTAGGCTTAATGGCGAATGCAGGTATCAAGTCCACACAATCCGGTACTTCCATGCGTTCCATTATGACTGCACTTTCAGGAGAAGTAAAATTCTGCTCTGAATCCTTTGGAGAAATGAAAATTGCAACTGCCAATTCAGACGGATCAATGCGAAGCTTATCTGATATTTTAGCGGATTGCAGGGTTGCATTTGACCAGATGTCAGAATCTGAAAAAGCAAGTGCCGCAGAAACTCTTGTGGGCAAAAATGCCATGTCCGGCTTTCTTGCTCTGATGAATGCTGCACCTGCGGATATTGATAAATTATCAGGTGCAATTGCAAACTGTGACGGCACATCTTTACAAATGGCAGAAACCATGCAGGACAATCTTGCAGGACAGCTTACCATTTTGAAATCTCAGCTTGAAGAACTGGCTATTTCTTTTGGAGAAATTCTGATGCCTGTTATTCGTGACATCATCACCAAAATACAAGGATTTGTGGACAAATTGAATGCCCTTGACCCTGCAACAAAACAGACCATTATCAAAATCGGATTGATGGCTGCGGCTTTAGGTCCGCTTTTGATTGTGGTGGGCAAAACAATTTCTTCTATCGGAAGTATGATGACATTCATTTCAAAAATTCCGACAATGATTGCGGGTGCTAAGACTGCATTTTCAACGCTTGGTGCTGCTATCGGCGGTATTTCTGCTCCTGTGGTGGCTGTCGTTGCGATTATAGCTGTACTTATTGCAGCATTTGTAAATCTATGGAACACCAATGAGGACTTCAAAAACAGCATTCTTTCCATCTGGGAACAGATAAAGTCTACCTTTGAACAGCTTACATCAGGCATTGTTGACCGAATCAATGCACTTGGATTTGATTTTCAGAATTTCGGTGAACTGCTGAAAGCGATGTGGAATGGATTATGCAGTGTGCTTGCACCTGTATTTGAGGGAGTATTTCAGCATATCTCGGATATTTTCACCTTTGTGACGGATACTATTCTGAGCGTGCTTGATGTATTTATCGGCTTATTTTCGGGAAACTGGGAACAGTGCTGGAACGGTATCAAGGGCATTTTTACAGGTATCTGGGACTTTGTAGTCAACCAGTTCAGCAATATTCTGAACACGCTGAGAGGTGTAGCAGATGTATTTCTCGGTTGGTTCGGAACATCATGGAATGAAGTGTGGACATCAATTAAGGATTTTTTTGTTGGCATCTGGGACAGCATCTGTTCCGCTTTTCAGGCTGTTGCTGACTTTTTCACGAACATCTGGAATGCAATGTCAGCATTCTTTACAACGATAGCGACTGCAATCTATACCACAGCGGTCATGATCTTTACTTCTGTCTACGACTTTTTTGCAGGAATCCTGACCAATATCCATAACTTCTTTTCCACCATTTTCAATGCAATATGGACGGTTATTTCAACTGTCTGTACCACCATTTATGATACGATTTCAAGCATCTGGAATGCAATTTACAGCTTTATTTCTCCTCTTTTGGAAGCGTTTAAATATCTGTTTGAAACCATTTTTCAGGCAATCCACATCATCATCAGCAATGTGATGGATTGGATCTCGGAAAAGATACAGACCATCTGGAATGCGATTGTTGCCTTTCTTACGCCGTTGCTTGAGGGGATTAAAACGTTCTTTGAAACGGTCTGGAACGCTATTTATACCACGATATCAACGACATTAAGCACCATTTCAAGCGTGATTTCTACTGTCTGGACTGCAATTTCAGGATTCATTTCCGGTGTGATGAACACGATTCATTCTATCATTTCAAGTGTATGGAACGCAATCAGCGGTGCTGTTTCCAGTGTGGTAAATGCTATCCGAAATACGGTATCTTCCGTCTGGAACAGCATTTCTTCTACCATTTCATCGGTGATGAATACGATTCATTCGACCGTGACAAGCATATGGAATAACGTGAAATCTTCAATCAGTTCTATTATCAGCGGTATTTACACAACGATTAAGGGTGGATTTAACAATGCGGTGAACTATGTCAAAGGGCTTGCATCGGATGCGTGGAACTGGGGACGGGATATCGTTTCCAACATCATTGACGGTCTGAGAAGTATGATCGGCAGTCTTGCTGACAGCGTTTCCGGAATTGCGGATACGATCCGCAGTTATCTGCACTTTTCTGTTCCTGATGTAGGTCCGCTGACGGACTTTGAAAGCTAGATGCCTGACTTCATGAATGGTTTGGCGGACGGCATCGACAAAAACAAAAAGGTCGTAGCAAAGGCGGTTTCAGGTGTTGCGGATACAATGAGAGTAACGCTCAATTCTGATCTTAACTACAATCTTGACGGAATGACAGGTGCGATTATGAATGGCAGTTCTGAAAGTTCCGTTGTCAATAATTACTACAATAATGACAACAGCCGCACAGTGAATCAGACTAACAATAGTCCAAAAGCTCTGTCACGGCTGGAGATTTATCGGCAGACGAGAAATGCGCTGAATGTATGATCATTTCAAACTTTTTTTATACTTACGATACTTATCTCGAATAAGCGCATAAGAAATAAGATTAGCAATTACATGACCCACCTCTGGATCATCAAGTCTCCATAATTTGTCATTGGTTAACGTACCAAGATAAAATTTTTTTCCATCAATCATCTCTGGACAATACTTTTCTACAAATGTTCTTAATTCAGAAATTTTTCCACTACCGATATTTCCAATTGCAATTCTGCCATGATGATAAAAATCACATATTTCATCATTTACCTCAAGATTTTCATCTAAAACTAATTGTAACGCATGATGTGAACTTTCTTCATTATCTATGGCAATACATAATGCAGTACGAATATAATCTTGAGATGTAGATTTGTAACAAGTAGTGATTGCCAACGAAACAATTTCCGTACTTCCATCTACGTCTATTAGAAAAGAACGATATGGACCTGAAAATACGCCGCCTGAGTGATTTCCATAACTTAAAATTCGAACGCCATAATCTTGTATTAGTTTGAACATACCGTAATCGCCTGTTGGCATCTTAACACGATAATCTAAAAAACACTCTAAAAGGTTATAGGCAGGTAAGGCGATTTCTGGAATAGTCATGTCACTAATAAACTCGTCAATTTCTCCTGCTACTACTCTTCTTTTTAACTCTTCAAATGGCATACGTTGAGGATATTCACCCCAATCATACTCTATATATTTTCCACCAAGAATATCACGATATGTCGGTATTTCAGATAGTCTAATATATTGATTACTTTTTTCGTTGTATTTATAGCAATCAGTAGTGTAACCATTGCTCATAATTGCATAGTCTGCACCAATTTCATCACAATAATCAAAAACTTGATTTTGTGTACTTTCAGTTAGTGGAACATCAGGAGCCTTGCATTCCACTATGCATAATGGATATTGATTGCCTGAATCATCATTGCCCTTGATTATTATATCAGCCCGTCTCCTTGAATTAACACCATAATGTGACAAATGATCCTCAACAGAAATTAACTGTTCGGGTACTGAAAGTTTGTCCTTAAGAAAACTGATCCATTTTTGACGGACTATTTCTTCTGGAGTGATTAAAATCAATCTTTTTCTAATCGGATCAAGATAGCATTTCTTTCCATCTCTATTGTAAATCTCAGGTAGCTTTTCTTTTTCATAAGAGAAGATCATAGATATTAACCCCCTTTGTCTTGTCTCAAGTATATCATATATTTTGTGATTGGTCAAATACTTAACAGGAGGTGCTACCCATGTTTTTTACCATGATTTTAGAAAACCAATCTGGCGACCGTATCGACATGACCACTACCGCCAACCAATACATGACCTCAAAAATTGACGGACTAAACCCTCCGGCTGGAACAGTCAGCACCTCTACCTACGCCGGCATGGACGGCTCATATCTGAATAACGATTTTATTGAAAAGCAAAATGTAGTCATTCCTTTTGAAATGCGTGGATTTGATGTGGAACTCCGCAGGCACGAACTGTACAGAGTAGTCAAGCCATCCAGATATATCAAGATATACTACTCCACAAAAAATATTTCTGTGTATGCTGAGGGTATTGTGGAAACCTGCGAGGTGGAGAACTTTGAAAAGCTGACCAATGGGCAGATTTCCATTCTCTGTCCCGATATTTATTGGTACTCCACAGAAACGCAAATTGCAGAATATTCCCGTGTCAGAGGGGCATTTCATTTTATCTGTCCTGACAATGATGAACCGTTTCCGATTGGTACATATAATACGCAGGATATGATGACCATCAACAACAACGGTGATGAGGTTGGATTTACCCTTGAAATCAGCGGTGGACCTGCAAAAAATCCAACCATTTACAACGCTCTGACCGATGAATATATGCAGATTTCAGGCGATATTCAAAAGGGCGACAGCATCACGATCACCACGAAAACAGGCAACAAAACCGTTACCCTGGAGCGTGAGGGCATTGTGACCAACATCATCAACCGCCTTGTTTCAGGGTCAACCTGGCTGAATCTGAAAACGGGTGAAAACAAATTTTATGTGACAGCATCGGAGGGACTGAACCGCATCAAAGTCCGCCTGATACACCGAAATGCGTACTTAGGAGTTTGATTTATGCAGATAGAAATTTACAATATGATTCCTGTTGGAGCGAATATCTCCATATCTCTTGAGGCTGTCTGCGACAGCTTTTCTTCGCTTTTGTGGGATATTGAATACTACAAATGCGGTGCTTTTAAAGTGTACATTGCAGCCTCACCCCGAAATATCGAGATTTTTCAGACAGGCAGAATTGTTGGTCGTGATGATGACAGGGAACATTTCGGACTGATTGAATCTGTGGAACTTGAAACCGATGCCGAAGATGGTGACTACCTCATTATCAAAGGCAGATTTTTAATGTGCCTTTTGGAAAGGCGTATTATTTATCCCACATTTAACTTTACAAAATTCGTTTCATATTCTCAGATTGTAATGAATGTGGTGCAGTATAATGCTTGTACAACAGGTATCAGAAAACTTCCGGGACTTGTTGTCGGCTGTTCGTCAGGCACTTGCTGGAATGCTGAAACCAAATTGCAGGTCAGCTATGACAATCTGATGGAATGGGTTTACACCATTTGCGAAAAGATCGGCGGAACCGCAAATATACGTTTGAGTAAAACCGATAATGAACAGTATGAAATGATTTTTGAACTTTTGCAGGGTACTGACAGAAGCATTTTACAGGAAGTAAATCCGCACATTATTTTCTCTGATAGATACAATAATCTGCTGTCTTTCACCTATTTTATGGATACTTCTGTTAAAAAGAATTATGCCTATGTTCTGGGAAAAGGTGAGGGTGAAAAACGTAAGAGAACCACATATTTTGAAGGAACAGAACCATCTTCTCTCGACCGATATGAGATGTATGTTGATGCAAAGGACATTTTAGATGAAGAACAGGAAAATGGCAAAACAAAACCATTATCTGAGGAAGAATATTCGGAACTTTTGAAAGAGAAAGGCAAGCAGAATCTTGTTCCTATAACAATGAAATCAGAATCACAGATTGCAGTGCAGTCCACGCAGTTTCAATACGGCGTGGACTATTTTGTTGGCGATTTTGTTACTGCAGAACATCACAGGTTTGGAATCAGGCAAAACAAAATACAGCTTGTTGGAATGATTGAGAGCTTTGACCGCAACGGCAGAAATCTCACACCAACATTTAAGGAGGTCTAAAAATGGCATTTTCATTTGGATTTTTCAATTCTAAAAATCTTGACAGAACGTATACTGCGGAGAATTTCAACGACTATCTCGGCAGTATCATCTGTGACGGGATTCAGGACAATTTCGGGCAGTGTTTCAAACTGTCTGTAAACAAGTTAAAGCTGACAATCGGCAGCGGAAAGGCTTGGATTCAGGGACATTATTTCATTTCGGATACGGCATATACCTATGACTTATCTCGCTATGTGGACGAATCCCTGCCGAGATATATGGCGGTTGGAATTTGCTGCAATACTTCTGAAAACGTCCGCAATGTCAGCTTTGAAATTCTCGCAGGAACACCTGCCACAAATCCTGCAATACCAAGATTTCAGAACACAGATTACAAGAAATATCTCACCCTTTGCATTATCAGACTTGATGCAGGCACATCAGAACTCAGCGTTACAGACTACAGAGAGAACAATAATTTCTGCGGATATGTTCGCTGTATTTTAGGTAAATGCAAGGTCACAGATATGCTTTCGCAGCTTTCTGAAATTCAGACGCAGATAAAAGATTACAACATCACAGTCGGTCAGCTGACAACAAAGATAAACGAATTAACGCTGAAAATTGATGAAATGACAGGCGATGTGGTTTCCATCGGAAAATGCGGTCAAAGCGTGGATTTTGTGCTTTATTCAGACGGCAGACTGCTTCTCAAAGGCACTGGGGCAACATTTGATTATTCTACTGACAGCAATCCGTCACCGTTTCAGAATAATTCCAATATCAAGTCGGTTACTGTTTCAGAGGGTGTGACAGGCATTGGAGAACGGCTTTTTCAGTATTGCGACAATCTAAAAACAGTATCACTTCCGACAACTCTTACGGCAATCAAAAAGGCTGCTTTTCTGCCGCATATTGACGGTTATATTTATCATCAGAGTCTTAACGGCTTGACGGAACTGAAGATTCCGGAACGTGTCACGGAACTTGACGTAAACGTATTTGCAGGAACGGCAATCAAGTCCGTAACCGTTCCGTCCTCTGTGGTAACCGTAGGTGCAATGGCATTCAGCGAGTGTCAGTATCTTGAAACGGTGCGATACGGCGGCAAAGTCATTAGTGACAGAATGTTTGTACGATGCACAAAACTGAAAAACCTTACTCTTACAAAAAACGTCAAAGAGATTGTGGGTGGCTGTTTCAATTACTGTGAATCTTTGAACACGATCACTTATGAAGGTTCTCTCGTTGACTGGAACGCTGTGAAGAAAAATACAAACTGGGACAGCCATGCAGTTGATATCGAATCTCCGCTTGCAAAAATCCAGTGCCTTGACGGATATATGGAATATGTTGCAAATACAAAAACTTGGAAGGAAGTGAAGTCATGATAAAATTTCTTGTAAAAGGACAGAACATTGAAACGCTGGAGCATAAAATCATTGCCGCAGACCAGATTGCTTTTGTAAAGATACATTTTGCGTTCGATAATAACTGGAAACCACTGCATAAAGTGGTGCAGTTCACACAGGACGAAATAACCTATAACAGGGTTCTCGGAACAGAAAATACAAGTTGCTTTTTGCCTGCCGAACTAACCGCAGGGACTGTGAAAATGTCACTGTTTGGCTATGATGCAGAAGCAATTGAAACAGTCAGAGCAACAACGGTTGTAAAAACCTTGCACACCAGACCATCGGGATTTGAGGGCGAAAACAGCAACGTTCCGCTTACTCCTGATTTATATCAGCAGCTTTTGCAGAAGATACAGTCCGCATCTAAAGGAACTGACGGCAAATCAGCATTTGAAATTGCTGTAGAACACGGCTTTGTAGGCACAGAGGCTGAATGGCTCGAAAGCCTGAAAGGTGTTGATGGCAAGGATGGAGTAAATGGCAAAGACGGATGTGACGGTAGAAATGGCGTTGATGGTTTACCGGGTAAAGATGGAAAGGATGGTGCAGACGGAGTCCCCGGTCATAATGTGCCGATGGGAAAAATGGGGTTGACGGAATCAATGGTTCTGATGGAAAATCCGCCTATATTATTGCCGTAGAACATGGATTTTCAGGAACAGAAACAGAATGGCTTCAAAGTCTCAAAGGTGCTGACGGCAAGGACGGAATCACTCCCGATATGTCAGACTATGCAACAAAAGCTGATATTGCAGAATTAGAGGAGCAAATCAGGCAAATATCCGGTATCAGCTATATCTCTGTATTTGAAAGCAGTTCTGATGCCTTGCAGAAATATGGCGACAGCGTTTACACTTATTACAATGACGGCTACCGTTCTCTTGCGGGTTTTGCGGAGAGTTATCCGCATTTTTGCTCTGCTGAGAATGACTATGCCCTGTATTTCAATCAGAACGATTTCAGCTGGGCAGGAACTGTGTTTGTGATTTTTTTGACACCTGTCGCAATTACTTCAAAAATGAAGCTGCTCCTAAGCTATATGGTTGGTGCATCGCAGGACGCTGAATTTTATCTTATTCCGAATATAGATAAAATGGGTTCTGAACTTGCTCAGTATATTTACGAGGAAATCAAAGCCGAAAAATGCTTTGAAATTATCATTTAAATGGCTCTACTCCGATATTTTCATTTCTGTGATGCAGTCGTTGGAAAACGTATCGGATGGAGAATACTACCTTGCTTTCAAAGGCACATCGGATAATTCACATCCGATGGTGAAGTCTATTAAATTTATGAAGGAGTGATTTTACGAAAGATACCATTTGCCTGATTGCAGGCGTTGTCGGCGGATTTATCGCAACGCTGCTTGGTGGCTGGGATTCTGCTCTTGCAACACTCGTTGTTTTTATGGGCATTGACTTCGTGACAGGAATTGTAACTGCGGCGATGGGCAAGTCCAAACACAGCGAAAGTGGCACACTCAACAGCACGGCAGGCTGGGTCGGTCTTGCAAAGAAGTTTTGTATTCTTCTTATGGTAGTGGTCGGCGTGAGAATCGATATTCTTATCGGTACAAATTATATCAGAGATGCAGTTTGTATCAGTTTTTGCCTGAATGAATTGCTTTCCATCGTAGAAAATACATCTCTTATGGGAATCCCTTTCCCGCCGGCATTCAAAAAAGCAATTGATGTTCTGCAAACGAAAGTAGGCAGAACCGAAGATGAAAAGGAGGACGAATAAATGGCTATTTTAAGACCTGATACAACAACTACTCTGAGCGGAGTAAAAATCAACGAGTACTTACTCACCAAGCATAACCCTAATCATATTGATATGCCCTCTGTTTCAATGGAAGGCAAAGTTATCGGTGTAACAGTTCACAATACCGACTGGATTTCTGTTGCAAGCGGAACAACACCTGCGGAGCAGTATACAAGAGCAACCGTTAATGGCAATATGAAAGATGTCAGGGTGCATTATTACGTTGACAATACTTGTACATGGCAGAATCTGCCTCTATCCTTAAGTGGCTGGCACGCCGCTGATGGTAGTGGCAATGGCAATCGTAGAACAATTGCGATCGAGTGCATTATGGGTTCTTCTTACAATGATAAGGATAAGAAGTCTGAAGATAATTGTGCAAGACTTGCAGCAGCACTTTTGAAGAAGTATGGCCTTGACATCAATCACCTTTACACACATACGTATTGGCTGAATGTCCGTGACGGAAAGTCCGGCAGCGTGGACTACCTTAATACTGCAAGAAATCCTTACAAGATGTGTCCTGCATACATTCTACCTCATTGGGCAGCTTTCAAAGCGAAGGTGCAGTCTTATCTCAATTCAGGTTCTATCCCGACAACCCCTGCACCTGCAACAAAACAGCTTTATCGAGTAAGAAAGTCATGGTCTGATGCTAAGTCGCAGATTGGTGCTTTTTCTTCTCTTGAAAATGCGAAGAAAGCCTGCAAGAATGGATATGCTGTTTTTGACAGTAATGGAAAACAGGTATATCCTGCAAAGAAGTCCATTGACGAAGTTGCCCGTGAAGTCATTCAGGGTAAGTGGGGCAATGGTGCGGAACGTAAGAAACGTCTTACCGATGCAGGTTATGACTATAACGAAGTGCAGAAAAAAGTAAATCAGATGATCTGATTTTCCATACATTATTGATTTTGTCCGCAGGTACTCCATTGTGAGTGTCTGCGGACTTTTTTATTTTCCAAAATAAATCCGCTCAAATTACTCTTCAATCTCCAGTGGAAAGTGAAACCATATGAAGTGGAGGTACTTTCATGCAAGAAAAATCAAAATCCATATTCCCTACTGAACTGCAGCAGGATTATAATTACTTTATGGCACAAAAAACAGCTGCTCTTATGCTGTCTGCCGGACTTATTTCCTTGGTGGAATTCAACAAATTAACCCAAATAAACCGTGACACATTCTCACCGTTTCTGGTTGAGATTATGCCTAAAATCACTTGATAAATTATGCGTTTAGAGTTATATATACAATGGTGGGAGGAGATGAACCAACATGAAAACTGTAACCAAAATCGATAAAGTTCAGCCTTTAAAAACAGAAAAAAAGATACTTCGTGTTGCAGCATATTGTCGTGTTTCTACAGATTCTGATGCTCAGCTGGAAAGTCTTGAAACACAGAAGAAACACTATGAATCTTACATTACTTCTCACAGGGACTGGGAGCTTGTTGGGATTTATTTTGATGAAGGACCGGAACAAAAGCAGAAAAACGTCCTAGACTAATGCGTTTGATTGCTGATTGCAAGGCTAAAAAAATTGACTTTGTAATTACCAAGTCTATCAGTCGCTTTTCCAGAAATACTACAGACTGTCTGGAAATCGTCAGAACACTTTTGAATCTGAATATCCCGATTTATTTTGAAAAGGAAAATCTGAACACAGGTTCTATGGAAAGCGAACTTTTTCTTTCTATTCTGAGTTCTATGGCAGAAGAGGAATCTACATCTATTTCTGAAAATAACAAGTGGTCTGCAAAGAAACGTTTTGAAAATGGTACTTACAAGCTAAGCTATGCACCTTATGGATATTGTTTAGTAAATGGCAAATTGACAATTGATAAAACGCAAGCAGAAATCGTGAAACGAATTTTTACAGAACTTCTTTCCGGAAAAGGAACTGAAGCAATCGCTAAGATTTTGAATCAGGAACAAATTTCAAGTCAGAAAGGTGGACGCTGGACTTCTGCCAGTATTCGTGGAATCATCGCAAATGAAAAATATACCGGTGACTGCATTTTCCAAAAAACCTACACAGACAGTAATTTTAATCGGCACAAAAATAATGGCACACTTGACCGATATTATATTTCTGAACATCATGAAGCAATTATCAGTCATGCTGATTTTAATGCCGCAAATACTCTGATAGAACAGTGAGCCAATGAAAAAGGAATTGAACGTGAAAGTAAAAAATATCAGCAACGCTACGCTTTTTCTGGTAAAATCATATGCAATAAATGTAGCAATACTTTTCGCAGAAGAATTCACACGAGTACCTATGGAAGCTACACAGCTTGGGTATGCAACACACATTTGGCTGACAGAAAAAAATGTTCAATGCTTTTCATAAAAGACGCTGACATCAAACTTGCCTTTTCCACAATGCTGAACAAGCTGATTTACGGCTATCGATTTGTTTTGACCCCTTATTTAAAGGCTTTACAGGAAAATACCGGTGATGATGTTCTTCTTAAGATTCAACATTTAGAAGCACTGCTGGAACAGAATGCTAAACAACGTGAAACATTGCACAAACTTATGGGACAGGGTTACATTGACCAAGTTCTTTTTGCACAGGAAAACAATACCCTGCTTTCTCTGGCAAATGATTACAGAACTGAAATCGAAGCTTTAAATCGCTCTATAACAGGAGATAGCACAAAGGTTTATGAAACAGAGCGTTTGATTCATTTCTGTAAATATGGTGAAATGTTGCAGGAATATCGTGACGATTTATTTGAATTATTTACTGACCATATTCAGGTTTACAGCCGTCAGAAAGTCGGTTTTACACTTCGATGTGGTCTTACTTTTCAGGAGAAAATTTGATGGGACACACACCTTACGGATATCGAATCGAAAATGGCATTGCAGTAATTGACAAAACCACTGCCAATCAAGTTCAACAGCTTTACAAAAACTATTTATGCGGACTATCCCTTGCAAACGCTGCAAAGGAAGCAGGTATTGCGATACTTCATTCTGGTGCAAAGCGAATGTTGCAAAACAAGCACTATCTTGGAGATGATTTCTATCCTGCTATCATCACCCAAGAAACTTTTGATGCTGTTACAGCAGAAGTAAACAAACGTTCCGAAAAACTTGGACGTAACAATCGCTATCAAGCACCAATTATAAAAAGACCACCTACAACCTTTCGCATTGATGAAACAACTGAAAAATATGACAATCCAATCAGACAAGCAGAATATTGTTACAGTCTGATAGAAAGCGTGGTAATTGAATGAAAAATGTTATGATCATACCTGCAAAAAAGCAGGTTGGCAATATTGCCAGGCAACAGGAAGAAAAACCAAAACTTCGAGTTGCTGCTTATTGTCGCGTCAGCACAGACACGGAGGAACAGGCAACAAGTTATGAAGCTCAAATTGCTCATTATACAGAATACATTCAAAAAAATCCGGAGTGGGAATTTGCAGGTGTCTATGCTGATGATGGTATTTCAGGCACAAACACAAAAAAACGCAGTGAATTTAATCGCATGATTGAAGATTGTGAAGCCGGAAATATTGATATGATTATTACAAAGTCTATCAGCCGATTCGCAAGAAACACTCTGGACTGCCTAAAATACATCAGACAGCTGAAAGAAAAGAATATTCCCGTATTTTTTGAAAAAGAATCCATCAATACTATGGATGCAAAAGGTGAAGTTTTGATTACAATTATGGCTTCCCTTGCACAACAGGAATCGCAGTCTCTCAGCCAGAATGTAAAACTGGGACTTCAATTTCGCTACCAAAACGGACAAGTACAGGTAAATCATAATCATTTTCTTGGGTATACCAAAGATGAAAACGGCAATCTGATTATTGACCCGGAGCAAGCTGAAGTGGTAAAACGTATTTACCGTGAATATCTTGAGGGATATTCTATGGATAAAATTGCAAAAGAACTTGAAGCCGACGGAATTCTCACCGGTGCAGGAAAAACAAGATGGTGGTCAAGTACGATTAATAAAATCCTGCGAAATGAAAAATATATTGGTGATGCCTTACTGCAAAAAACTTATACCACTGATTTTCTCAGTAAAACCAGAGTAAAGAATAACGGTATTGTACCCCAATACTATGTTGAAGGAAATCACGAAGCTATTATCCCGAAGGATATATTCTTAAGAGTACAGGAAGAACTGGTACGCAGGCGAGTAGTCAAAATCAGTGCCAATGGCAAAAAGCGTTGCTACAGTTGTAATCACTGCTTTGCACAGATAGTAATTTGTGGTGATTGTGGTGAAATGTTTCGCAGAATTCACTGGAACAATCGTGGCTGTAAATCAGTCGTCTGGAGATGCATCAGCAGACTGGAATCCACAGGACTGGAGTGTCATGCGAGAACCGTAAATGAAACTGTATTGGAAAATATGGTAGTTCAGGCGATTAACACGCTCCTTGGCGATAAGTCAACATTTCAGGCACAGCTTCAGCAGAATATTGCAAAGGTCATCCGAGAAACACAGAAAAATACCGCTGACGGAATTGATGAGCAATTGATGATATTACAGCAAGAACTTCTTGAAAAGGCAAACAACAAAGAAGCTTACGATGAGATTGCTGGTCAGATTTTCAAACTCCGCGAGCAACGTGAAAATGCACTGTTGACACTGCTGCCAGAGACGCACGGATTGCAAGAATCAATGACCTGCAAGATTACATCAAAAAACAGCCTGCCAGCCTTACGGAATTCGATGAGGCTTTGGTAAAGCGCTGGCTTAAACAAATCATCCTCTGGGATGACCACTTCACAGTGGAACTCAAGTCCGGACTGAAAATTGATATTGAAGGTTAATACAGGTAAACGAAAAAGGCTCCTCACCACTGGAAATCAATCCGGTGATGGGGAGCTATTTTCTTTTATTCCCTGTTTTGACTTTTATCAGTATCTTCATTAATGAACAACATAACACCATCCATGGCATAGATATTCATATTGAGTTTCTGCGATTGATATGTATCTCCGAAAGTAGCAATATAAAGACCATAGTCTATTTGTCTACATGCGTTAACCTCATAAATCCTATAGAACTCATTAGAATTTATATCATTTTTTAGCGTTGCAACACCAACGATACTATCTTCATCTGTTCCTGCCATTCTTATAAAGATTTTATCGAACTTAAAATCAAAGCTATATATCTCATCATTAGGCTTTACAATCAGCGGATATACCTTTATTTCTGTCGGTAAGTCTGCTATACCATTTGGAACATCAATAAAAAACGCAACATAATTTATATATGTCTTACCATCTTTTTCAGTAAATACCTGTTTATAATGAATTTCCTGAATTCGCTGACCATTTGAAATACAATTTGGAATTTGATTTAAAAGTTCTTGAAGCAAACTATCTACTGTTACATACACATAGTCACGTAATTCCAATATTTTATCAAGTGCATTTTCTTCATTATAATTCACACCGCCATATGAGAATTGGTTGATTTTAAAGAATTCCTGATTTCCAATAAAAATACTGTTTTTTACAGATATTAATATCGTTTTAATATGCTTGATATAGCTATCAAAAGCCATTAAATATTGAAATCTTGTATCATTTTTATTTGCATCCATCAATTGAAGTAACGTTGAAAATTCTGGTTTTTGATTTAGTTTCTTAAGTAGTTTACCTAATAACCCTTTGTCTTCAACATCAACAGCCTCATCCCCTAATAGAGCTGCATTTATTATCTGAAATAATACATCCATACTCACTCTTCCATAATGAAAGAATTCCATTGCAGTTTTTCGTAGGAATATGATGTCGTCAAGTTCATAACCACCAACATCTAAATTTGTTCTCTGCATATCAGAAACTTTATAACTAACTTTTCCAGCATTTTTTAACTCTTCAAATTTTTCATTCTGAACCTGTTGTAAGACCGAAATTCTATGCTCATGCACTTCCTTTAACATCTCATAGGATACGTTCATATACATCAAGGTCTCATTTAAACTCTGAACGTATTGCCAAGCATTGTAGACCTTGTTTTGTGCGAGGGCTTTTTCAAGGTTTTTATAATTGATTGCCATATACAAATTTCTCCTTCTTAACATCTAATCCACTGTCCGAAAATGCCTTTAGTATCGAGTTGCCGGATTTGTTACCAGTTTTCAGCACCTTCTCAAAATGTCCGACATCTAATCCACTCACTCAATTTGCGTTATCTAATCCGAGGTTACAACCTGACACACATTTTGCAGTAGATATGTTTCCATATAAGAAAACCGAGCTTTTTCAGAAGTCAGGCTTCAAATCCAAACCTCCGAAAAAGCCCAGAAATACGCCGCTTTCTGTCTTTTATTTATCTTTCTTTGACATCAATACTACGCACTCGACTGTTGTTTCAGTTTCCAAGGGAAGTTCTTTCACTTCCTCGCCATCAACAGGCACAGGGAAGTTGAATACAATCTTCTTTATCCAGCTTCCGTCTTTTCTCTTTTCCGGGAACATCTCAATTCGCTCGATAAAGGCTTTCATAAACTCTTTCTGTTCTGCTTCCGTTGCGGAATGGTAGACTTCATCAAATGCCAGTAAGAGCCGATAAATGTTATCGCCGGAGATTTTCTCCTGCTGGATGCTGCGTATCTGACTTTGCAATTCGCCAATCTGAACTTCGATTTCTTCTATCGTATCATACTGTTCATCATATCGGCGCTGCAAATCCAAAATTTTTCTGTCATAGTGGGCATCGTTGATGTCCAAAGTATCCATCTGACGCTCCAAGCGGCTTTTCGTTCCAAAGGCTTGCTTTAGCTGTCCTTGCAGAACGGCGATCTGCTTTTCCATATCCTCTGTATCAACCGCCGTTCCAATTTTCGCTTGAATTGCTTCTATAAATCGGGGATTGCTGACCATAGCGGAGATGACCTTCGCCACAAATTTGTTGATTTCCGTCTGCTCGATATTCAGCCGGAAGCTGCACTCATGTCCCGTCGGCGTAACCGTATTTTTGCAGTAGTAATAATACCGTGTTTTCTTGTCCTTGCTATGAGCCTTGGCAATATTGCCGTACATACTCTTTCCGCAACACGGGCATTTCAAAATACCGGATAGGATGTGTGCGTGGTCTGGATTGTTGACCTTTTCCCGCTTAAAGGAATTGATCTTGCGCTTTTCCTGTGCCAGATACCAATCTTCTTCGGAAATGATGGCTTCATGCTGACCATCGTAAACAGGGAACTCCGACTGCTCGACCACGTGCATCTCATTTCTTGTACCTTGCCTCTTTTCGGTTCTCCGTCTGCCATAAGCAATTTTACCCATATAAACGGGATTATCCAGTACGTCCTGCACGAAGTTCCTTGAAAATCCGGGGATGGTGTTATTTTGCCGCAGCTTCTTCACAAACCCGTTGCGGTTGAGATATTTAGCAACTCCGGCAACGCCCTCATTGGTATGGATGTAGCGGTCATAAATAACACGGATTACTTCCACTTCATCCTCCGCAATGACAAGGTTTCCGCTTTCCAATTTGTATCCATAGGGAGCGAAACCGCCGTTCCATTTGCCCTCACGAGCCTTTTGCTCCCGTCCTGCCATTGTCTGTGTGCGGATATTCTCTCGCTCGATTTCCGCCACCGCAGACAGCACGGAAATCATAAGCTTTCCGGCATCCTTGGAGCTGTCAATGCCATCCTCCACGCAAATCAGGTTGACACCAAAATCCTGCATGAGCTGCAAAGAGTTCAGAACATCGGCTGCATTTCTGCCAAATCTGGAGAGCTTAAAGACAAGCACATAGGAAACGCCGTCTTTGCAGTCCTGGATGTCGTTCAGCATCCGTTGAAACTCCTGCCTCCCTTGGATGTTCTTGCCGGAAAATCCTTCGTCAGAATACTCCCCGGCAACGACCATATCCTCGTATGCCGCATACTTCCGCAACTTGTCCCGCTGGGCATCCAAGCTGTATCCGTCTACCTGCATGGAGGTGGACACTCTCGTATATAGATAACATTTAAGTTGCTTCTTTTTCAGAATCGCCACCTCCTTCGCTCATTTCTTTTACCATCAATCCCTCGTTGCGGATATAATACTCCAAAAGTCTAAGCACATAATCCGGTGCATGGCGGTTGTCCAATTCCCACTCGGTCATAGTCCGGTAAGGAATATGGACGAGCTTGCAAAAATCTTTCCGGTTCAGTCCTGTGCTTTCACGCAACTTAATAATTCTGTTTTTACAATCCATTCGTCTTTTCTCCCAAAAAGCAAAAATACACGTTGCGTACATATTATAGCATAGCCGCAACAAGTACGCAACGTGTAAATTGTAAATTTTTACGCAGCCTTATCCGTCAAAGGCTGCGCTTGCTTATCATCCTTGGAACACTCCACCGTTTGCGGTGTATCCTGCTCTAATTTATCCAAAACCTGATGCCCGTACTTCTGGAGCATCTGGCTCATAACATCCACACAGCGGTCAAATGCCGCATTATATTTCGCTTCCTCATAATATTTCTTCAATAGGCGATTCCTCCATCAAAGTTCCATATCCTGTCCACGCTTCCGGTCAGGGTGTTTGTGTTCCTGCGTTTCCTTTCCTCTGATGAGGATAGAATTGATAAAAGCCCGAACCCTTTCGGATGCAATTTCCAGTGCATCCAGAAAAGGCTGGGCTTTCTGTTTCAGTTCCATATATTTTTCGTTTACTGCTTCATACCGCTGTTTCCAGATGGAAACCGTCTTTTCAGCGGAAGCCAGTTTCTCCTTCAAGCGCTTGTTGTCAGCATTGGCGATAATGCCGTTGACCGCATAGCGTTTGAGCGTGTCGCACTCATCCGGTGTCAGCGTGATATTATTTCCGAATGTGGCTTTCTTTCCCATCGTTTCAATCTCCTGCACCGTCAGAGCAACGGTCTTTGCTGTTTTGGTTTCCTTTTGCAGAGCTTCCAGTTTCTTTTTCTGTTTCTCCGTGGCATCTTTGGCATTCTCCAACCCCCGCTCCGCCTGTGCCACCTGTCCGGTCATAGCTTCCAAACGCTGCTGTTCAGCCTGAACCTTGAACTGTGTCACTGTCAGATGTTCCTCGGTGCTGCCACGCTCTCCACGCTCCACATCGGTATATCCGGCATTTCGCATGAAATGAAAAAAGTCATCCTGCAACACACTGTAGGACGACTTCAAAATCTTTTTTCCTTTTGCGTTCAACATTGGATTACCATCCTTGTCAAGCACCGGCTTGGACTCCCATTTTTTACTGCGGCTGACCTGCGTGATCGTTTCCTTTACCGTTCCCCGGAGGGATTCATCCTTACATCGCTTCGACCACAGAATTTGCTTCTCTACCACCGGGATATAAACCACATGAAGGTGGTAGTGGTACACATCTTCGCCCAGAGCTTCGGACATTGCCCGGTTGCGCTCGTCGGCGTGCATCACAGCGGATAGGATATACTGCTCACCGCCTACGATCTCCACGGCGGCTTTATAGGCATCGGCATAAAACTGTTTTGCAAATTCATAGCCGCCGTGATTGTAGAAGTAAGCAGAGTTCACATCAAAGATCAACTCACCGTATTTGACGGCATCCGGTTTCAGACCTCTTGTGGAGATTACACCGTCCTGTTCCATCTGCTCAAACATTTTTACATAATCGTCCGCGGGTGCTTTGAAATGAATGTTCAGAGAAGTGCGTTCCGGTACGATGTCCTGATTGCTGTAGCTGTCCTTTTCACGCTCATTGTGTTCCTGTACCTTTGCCACATCAGCCGGTGTTTCCAAGTCCTGATTCCGGGCTACGGTGCGGTGGATTCCATCATTTCTTGCCATTGGATTTTTCCTTTCTTTGAAATTTGCAGACAGCGGAGAGCTGGAGAACGGCACTTTTTCAAAGTGTAATAACCCACTATTACACTTTCATCCATACTGGCTGCAAAGTGCCGTGGGCTCTCCCGAGAGGGGATGCGGTCACTGCGGCGACCTCTGCTGACCAAAGCGAAAATGTCTGCGCCTTTTCCCATGGTCAGCCCGTCTGCATGGAGCCGTTCTGTGTCAACTTCCTCTTGCAGCCGGTGTCCACAGACACTTTTTCAAAAACCTGTGGACATAGAAACAACCCGAACGAGAGGATGCGTGCTGTTTCTATAACGAGCGTTTTACGCTCTTTTGCTGCGTACATACGTACCAGTAATGGGATTTACTCGACCTGCCGCCATTCCTCCGGTACGTACGTACACGGCGAATCTCCGTAAAACCCATTTATATGAGGTCGTGCAATGGCTTCCACTCCCATGAATCCCCAAACCCGCCGTCCGGCAGAGTTGGTGATATTGTTGCAATGTTCCAGATTGAATCTCCCGGCATTGGCAATCATGGCGTCGCTGAAGCTGCGGGCTTTCAGCGGTGCAAGGGAATTTTCTTCGCACCACATCCGGTAGATTTCATAGAAATCCTTGGAACTGATGGACGCATCCGCTTTACGCCGGATGTATCCCTCGGAATCCATGAAATCAAAGATATTGTTGTTGTCACGCTTGACCGCTTCCCTGTTTTCCCGGATACGGTCACTCTCCGTAAACTGAAAGTTGTTGGCAACAAGCCGCTGTAAACCCTCCAATGCCCACAGGAAGATGCCCTCGGCTTCGGTTTTCATCTTCTCTGCAAGGTCAGGATCGTCAGCTCTGTCAGTAGGCTTTTCTTTGGTAGTCAGCACAAGCTGTCTGCGGTAAAATCCGTCACTGCGGTCATACAAGGCTTGCAGATCACCGTTGCTGAACGCAAGCAACCGGGCAAACATCCAGCCCTGATAACTCTGCTTGCCTTTGCGTTCCAAATCCATCTTGCCTTGTGCGGTCACGATGGATTTTACATAGTTGGTCTGGCGCAGGGCTTCCATCCGCATATCATCATCCACGCACAGCAGAATGTGTTCCAGATCGGCACGGGCGAAGCGGTTTTCGGAAATCTTGCCGATGCTGCCGTCTTTCATATTCGTGCCAAAGATAGCAGAAAGCACAGCTCCGATTTGGGATTTGCCCTCGCCGCCGTTGCCTTTAATCACCATCATGCGCTGCCCCTTGTTGGAGGGAATCAGGCAATAGCCGATAAACTCCTGCAAAGTTGGAATGTCCTCGACGTAAAGCAACCCATCCAGAAAGTTCAGCCAGATCACCGGCGCAGTAGCATCGGGATTGTAAGCAACCGGCAAACGGCTCCGCACGATAGCCGGTCTGCCCTCGGTAAATGTGCCGTTCAATAGCAGCGTACCGTTGGACAAATGAATCCGATCCTGCTCCGGTGGAAAGTCCGGCACTTGCGCTTCCAGTTTCAGCACTTCCAGAATGTTGGTGATCTTCCGGGGGATATTGTTTACGGCACAGAATTTCAGCTTGTCGTAAATCTCCCCACGCAGAGGAAGATCGTCCGTCACTCGACCATCGGGCGTGAAAAAAGCTCCGTTTGCGAAGATGATCCTGCGCTCTTGCAGAAATTCTTCACAAAACAGAGCTTCGTTGATGTTCTGCCCGTCAAACCACATGGGCAAGTTCATATCAGGCGTTTTCCGGTTCTTCGCCATGGTGCGCCACCTCCTTTTTCTTTCGTGCGGTATACTCTTGCAGAAAAGCAATTTTGCCGTCCTGCATCAGCTTGTCCACCAATGCCACCCGTTCTTCCAGATCACCCACCGTCAGCACATCTGCCATATATTCGATATGGCAGTGCATCTGGCAGGCTTCCACAAAACGGTCATCCAGAGCATCTTCCGGTGTCTTGGGAGCATAGCGCACTTTCCAATCTTCCAACAGATGCAAATAATCCGTCAGCACCCGGAAGCACAGCATTTCATCCTCTCGGAACTGACGGATATAGGGACGCTTCGGCTTGACCATAGCTGCGGCAGTGGGCGGTTTCGGGTCAAGCCCGAAGTCCAAAGCCAGCTTTTGCGCTGCTTCATAACTGCTCAGATTGAACAGCCTTGCCACAAGGTCGATCACATCCCCTTTGGCTCCGCAGCCGAAGCAGAAAAAACAGTCCTCATTCAGCTTCAAGCTCGGATGCCTGTCGTTGTGGAACGGGCAGCAAGCCATGCCGTTGTGGCTCACTTTCAGCCCGTAGTGTTCGGCGGCTTGCTTGACGCTGATTGCCGCCTTGATGGTTTCATAGATTGTCATAGAAAACCCTCCGTTCATAATATTCTGGAAAGCACGAAGCACCCGCCGTGATTGGCAGGTGCTTCGCTCCTTCTATTATGGTTATGACGGATTTTTCAAAAAACAGGCTAATGACAGGACAATCCTGTTTCAAAAAACAGGACAACTTATCTGAGGACGTAGATTTCTTCACATTTACATGATATAATTAGAAAAATGAAAAAACAGGACAGGAGGGCAAGCATGAATCAAGAATTGATGACATTGGATTTCTGGCAGGATACGGTCATATATGAGAGCAAAACATTTCCTGTCGGTACGCTTGCCTGTGATGCGCTGAATGTTCCTGCGGATACTATTACAAAAATGAACGAGCAATGCGAGAAAATCAATCTGCTGCTCGGGATGCTGAATGCCGGACAGGATACTTCTGCACTCTTTCCTATGGCAAAGGAAGCTGCATTGACAATGTTAGAGATTCTCAGCAAAACGCCGCCGTTCTCCTATATGGATATACCAAAGCACCGGGAACGAATAGAAAGGGTTTTTACTGCGGACAATGCTCTGAAATATGTGGAGTTCGCCATAAAAGCCGTAACCAATTCTTTACCGTTCGAAGAAGTTCCGAAATATGCTGATGCGGTGATGCTCCAGCGCTATACCGCTGTATGCGGGCATCTGGCTTACTCCCTTGAGGAATACCAAAAGGCGATGCTTGATTTTGCAGAAAAATCAGACGGCAATGAAGCAGACCGCACCGCAGAGGGTTTTGCAAAAATGTTCGGCGACTATTTTCCGCCGGAGTTCTCTATCACGGAGGGCAATGCCTGGATGTCTACTTTGAATAATTCCGTTCAGTATATATCGGTCATCCGTCCCGGCGAAAAAGTTGCGAAGCTGGTCAAGCGGATGCACTATGTATCCTTTGTAGGGATGTTCCGGTCTGATCTTTTTGAGGGCTTATGTGTTGGTCATGCCCCGAAAAAATGCAAAATCTGCGGCAAGTGGTTCCTCACCACCAACGCAAGGCACACCAAATACTGCGGCGGCTATGCACCGGGGGACAAGCTGCACCGCACTTGCCGGCAGATCGGCAATCTAAAAGGCAGAGAACAGCGAGAGCTTGCAGACGATCATCCGATTATCCAGATATATGAAAAGCGTCTGAACACCATAAACCGCTATGTGAAGCGTGGCACTCTGGACGCTGATCTTGCAGAGGTGATGAAGAAACTGGCGAAAGATAAAATGCTCCGGGCAAAAAGTGATGTCGCTTATGCCAAGGGAGCTTATGAAAAAGAAATGGAACAGGTCGCTTTGAAGAAAGAAGCTTACAACAAATAATGACAAGGAGAATAATACATGGCACGAAAAGCTGATGTTAAAGGCGGTAACGGTGATGTGGTATTCGATGCTGAAACCGGGACTGCGAGAAAATATCTTAGAAATACATCTACCGCTGAAAAAGTCACACGCTTCAAACGAGAACTTGCTGTATTTCAGGAATTATGCAAGAATCCAATTCCTAATGTTGTTGAGGTGACGGATGTTTATATTGACGAGGATAAAATTGCTGAATCTTATGTTGAAATGAAAAAATATGACGGTTCGGTATACGATATACTCGAAGTTACCAAAGGAAATGTCAAATTAGTATTTGAATTGCTTTTGCCGGTCATTAAAGCGCTTTATACACTTTCAACTGGAAATCCGCCCTTGTATCACAGAGATATAAAGCCGGATAATATCTTGTTTTTGAAAAAAGATGATGAATACACACTGTATCTTACGGATTTTGGAACGTGTTTTCTTAACGATGGGAGTGAACGACTGACACCAGAAACTATGGCAGTTGGTCCCAGGATGTATATTGCCCCAGAATACGAAACAGGTCGTGTAGAGGAAGTAACTGAAAAAGGAGATATATTTTCTTTGGGTAAAGTTCTTTGGTGTATGATCAATGGTGAACCGGAGGACTTTATGCCTTCAAACTTCTGGTTTGTTGATGAATATGATTTGATCAAGCGTTTTCCCGGAAATGCTGATATGATTGTTGCTAATTCAATTATTGCATCGTGTTTGAATATTGCTCCTTATGAGCGTTGCACATATTCAAGTTTGATTGGGCAGATTGAGAACTTCATTGCAGGGGGCAATATGACGCCAGAGGAAGAAGCACAGTATCGAGTACGAGTATATCAAGAGAAACGGAATTTAGAACTCTTGGAGATAAAAGAAAAGAATCGGCTAATTGTTAATTCCTTTAGTCAGTATTATATAAAGGCGTTAGAAGAATTACTGAATACATACCCTGATTTTGAGCTGATTCAAAAACTCTACGATGAATACCGTAAAAATTCAAAGGATGGCATTGATTATACATCCGTAAATGTTGAAAACAATGCAAGTCATTATCTCTATAGCGGAACTTATGACCGAATCTATTTTTCAATTAATTATGAACCCGCTCGTGGAACTGATAGGTATTGCAGCATCACGATAAAGTACACAATAGATAGTTGGAAGACTATACGGTTCTATTATTCCGAAGATGGTACGATGTTAAGTGACCATAACGGCGTAGTAAAGCTGATGTGCGTAGAAACATTGTATAATATCTTAAACTCCATAATCATGGAATACATTGCATAAAACAGATTGACATACAGAAGGGAGGTGCGCTATGCTAAATGATTTTTCGTGGAACATGACCGGATACATACCGAAACACCAAGTTAATCCACACGGTGACGGCATCATCCCTTATGTGGCAGAGCGCATCTTCCAACTGGAACCGGAACCGCCAGCGGTGGGCGGTCTGAATGAATATATCCTGTCTGCCTTGCAGGAAAAGAACCTGATGTATTTCTCATTCTTTCTCCACCACTACGAGCCGCAGCTTAACAAGCGCATCAAATCCTTTCTCGGCATGGATGGCGGTGATCTGTACGACACAGACCGATTTCTGGATATTAAGCTCTCCTGCCGGGAGCAAATGCTCCAAAAGCTGATGGACTATGATCCTGCCAAGGGTGCGGAGTATGCTACCTACATTTTCCCATTCATCCGGGATGCTATGCTCCGTTTTCGCATGGGCGAAGAAAAATGGGCGGTATCCTCTCTGACCAATTACAAAATGGTGCGGTCAATGGCTTGGCTGTACCACAATACCAAGGATGCGGTCAACGAATTTTCCAAGAAATACAACTGCGATCTTGCCCTTGCGGAAGAATATCTGAAAGTTGTCCGTGGAATCCGCAATCAGCAGCCTTTCTATGTCACAGACGAGGACGGCGAAGAAACAGGCGAGGATGTAGCCCTTGACGATAGCTGGAACTATACCGATATCCTCTGGAACGGCATACAGGCAGAAAAGGTGCAGCGGGCATTTGAGAAACTGAATTACCGGGAACAGACCTTGCTCGAAAAACGATTAGCAATTTGCATGACCTGTGGGCGTGTCAGCTCATGGAAAGACCGCCCCACCTTTGAAGAACTGGCGGTTATGTTTGAGGGCAGTACAGCCAGCGGTGCAGAACGAGCCTACCGAAAAGCAGTGGACAAGTTGACGGAATTGTTGGTTGCCGAGGGCGCAATCCATGCAGTCCGGCTAAAACAGAAATCCAAGACCAAGCGAAAAAAGAAAATCGCCGCCGCAATCTACGAATATCAGGCAGACTGCGACGGCGAATGGGGCGAAATATCATTAGATTTTGAGAACGGCAAGGCAGAGATCATTTTGCTTGCCGATTGGGATACAGTGAAAACAAACAAATTTGCAAGCAGAGCAATCGCCTATCTTCTGAACTGTGAGAACGAAAAATTACCCAAGGAAATAATGGTGGCCTTTGAATAACGAGGGAGTGAGATACATGGAACAATTATTGATTATTGAAGATGATATAGGGTTGAATCAGGGTTTAAGTAAAGCACTGAAAGCAGATGACCGTCAGATTATATCCTGCCAAGACCTAAAAACGGCGAAGGAACAGCTTCTTTGCGGCGGTGTATCCCTGATCCTGCTGGATATCAATCTGCCGGATGGCAGCGGGCTCGAGCTGCTCCGAGAGGTCAAGGAAAACACACCCTATATTCCTGTTATTCTGCTGACTGCCAATGACACCGATCTGGACATCGTAGACGGACTGGAGAGAGGTGCTGATGATTACATTACCAAGCCCTTTTCTCTTTCGGTTTTGCGGGCAAGGGTGAATACCCAACTGCGAAAGCAAGCATCAAACCATAAAAATATGCCGATCCATATTGATCTATTTCACTTTGACTTTGAGGCTATGACCTTTTATGTGGGAGATTCAAAAGTGGAATTGAGTAAAACAGAACAAAAATTACTGCGTCTGCTTGTTGAAAACCGTGGTCGAACCATGACCCGTGGAAACCTTGTAGACCGGATATGGACAGATGGTGCAGAATATGTGGATGAAAACGCTTTGTCTGTTACAATTAAGCGTCTAAGGGATAAGCTTGGTGCACAGAAATACATTAAAACCGTCTATGGAATCGGTTATAGCTGGGTGACAAAAGATGAATAAAACTGGCATTGTGATGATACTGCTATGTTTCCTGGCGGCGATAGCTGTTGTATTATGGGAGCGGAGAAAGGTCAGAAAAACGATGGAAGAAATCGAAAGGATGCTGGACGCTGCCATGACCGGCTCCTTTTCTGAAACCAATTTTGATGAAAGCCAGCTGTCTGCATTGGAAACGAAGTTTGCACACTATCTTTCCGCAGCAGAAGCATCTTCTCGAAATGTAGCACAGGAGAAAGACAGAATTAAGTCCTTGATTGCGGACATCTCCCACCAGACAAAAACATCGATTGCAAACCTGCTGTTATACAGCGAGCTTTTGATGGAGGAAACTCTGCCTGCATCGGCGAAGGCAAATGTGGAGGCGTTGTACAAACAATTGGAAAAGCTGCGATTTCTGATCGATTCTCTCGTAAAGCTTTCCAGACTGGAAAATGGGATCATTTCACTCGTCCCTCAGCAAGCAGTGCTGCAGCCGCTGCTTGAAAGCGTAGTAGAACAATATGCCGCCAAAGCTGCTGAAAAAGGGTTGTCTTTGCGACTGCATGATACAGATATTTCTGCTACCTTTGATATGAAATGGACAGCGGAAGTGCTGGCCAATATCGTAGACAACGCCATCAAATATACAGCGCATGGCACAATCAGGATTTCTGCTGTAAGTTATGAAATGTTTGCAAGGATTGATATATCGGATACCGGTTCAGGCATCCCGGAAACGGAGCAGACAAAGATCTTTGCCCGTTTTTATCGTTCAAAGGCAGTTCAGGAGCAGGAAGGGGTCGGCATCGGCTTATACCTTGCCCGACAGATCATAACCGGCGAGGGCGGCTATATCAAAGTCGCCTCTGTCTCCGGTAAAGGAAGCACTTTTTCCGTGTTTCTGCCGAAATAACAACAATTCTATCAAAATTGTTAGATTTCATTTTCCGCCGGAAAGAATGTGGAAAGAATCCTATGCGATAATCTGTATGTATCAAAGAATCATATTCTTTGATACATACAGATTTTTTTCATGGAGGTACTCATTTATGGAGGTTTTACAGGCAAAAGACCTAAAAAAAATTTATGGCTCCGGCAATAATGCGGTTCATGCACTGGACGGAGTTGATTTAAGTGTAAAGAAGGGCGAATTTGTTGCAATTGTCGGCACATCCGGTTCCGGCAAGTCTACCCTGCTGCACATGCTGGGCGGGCTGGATCGCCCTACAAGCGGCACAGTCATGGTGGACGGACAGGATATTTTCTCCTTGAAGGAGGACGCCCTGACCATCTTCCGCCGCAGAAAAATTGGCTTTGTGTTCCAAGCATATAATCTTGTTCCGGTGCTGAATGTGTATGAAAATATCGTTCTACCCATTGAGCTGGACGGTGGCAAGGTCAACAAGGATTTTGTACAGCAGATTGTACAGACCCTTGGGCTGGATGATCGTCTGGATGCCCTGCCCAATCAACTCTCCGGCGGTCAACAGCAGCGTGTGGCAATCGCCCGTGCACTGGCGGCAGCTCCCGCTATTATTCTGGCAGATGAACCCACCGGTAATCTGGATTCCAAAACCAGTCAGGATGTATTGAGCCTTTTGAAAGTCACCAGTCAAAAGTTCGCCCAGACAATCGTAATGATCACCCACAACGAAGAAATTGCGCAGATGGCAGACCGCATTATCCGTATCGAAGATGGTCGGATCGTCTCCCAGAACTAACAGGAGGTGGTTACGATGAATGTCAAAAACAGAAAATGTATTCGAAAGCTCAGCTTAAAATCTCTTTATGCGAACCGCCGCCGCAATCTGATCGCCATTTTTGCCATTGCGCTGACAACGCTGCTGTTTACTTCCATGTTCACCATTGTTCTGTCGCTGAACGCCAGTTATGAAACCTACCAGTTTCGGCAGATAGGCGGCTATGCACATGGCACCTTTAAGGATGTTTCCCCCGAGCAGGCGGAACGTATCGCTGCCCACCCAAAGGTGAAAGCTGTGGGGGCACGGAAGACGATCGGTATCACTACGGATGGTGTCTTTTCCAAAACGCCGGCAGAGATCAGCTACATGGATGCCAACTGCACCAGATGGAGCTATGCCACTCCCACTACCGGGCGGATGCCCGAAAGCGGCAAAGAGGCGACCATGGATACGGCAGCGTTGCAGCTGCTTGGTGTGACGCCAGAACTGGGTGCAGAGGTCACGGTTTCCTATTCCATCACGGACAAGGATCAAACCGCCTTTACTGTAACGGATACCTTTACGCTGGTAGGCTATTGGGACTATGATGAACTAATGCCTGTTCACTACATCAACATCAGCCGTGATTACGCAGATGACATCGAAGCGCAGGCAGTGAAAAAAGGGTTACAGCCTTTCCGCACCGATTTGAATGCCATGCTGGCTTCCGGCACAAACATTCAAGGGCAGATGGAGCAGGTGGATACCGATCTTGGCTACACATGGGACAGCTATATCGATCCCAACAGCGTTCGAATCGGCGTCAACTGGGGATATACCTCATCCCAGCTGGAGTCGCAACTTGATCCGGAACTTGTGATCGCCATAGCAGCTTTTTTGCTGCTGGTGATTTTCACTGGGTATCTTATCATCTATAACATTTTCCAGATCTCTGTTGCAGGGGATATCCGGTTTTACGGACTTCTGAAAACCATTGGCACAACGCCCCGGCAGCTCAAACGTATCATTCGCCAGCAGGCACTTCTGCTTTGTCTGATCGGCATTCCGGCAGGACTGTTGCTGGGCTATGGCATCGGCGCTGTTTTGGTGCCTGTTGTCTTGCGCTCCACCCAGTTGGATGCAGGCATCACCACCATCAGCACTTCGCCTGTGATCTTTGTTGGCTCCATGCTGTTTGCTCTGCTGACGGTGCTTTTGTCCTGCTCCAAGCCCGGGAAAATGGCAGCCAAGGTCTCTCCGGTGGAGGCTACCAAATATACGGATGCGATGCAGACTAAGAAAAAACAGCGCAGCACCCGGGGAGCCAAGCTCCATCAGATGGCCTTTGCCAATCTGGGACGAAACAAGAAAAAGACGGTGCTGGTGGTCGTGTCTCTGGCACTGTCGGTGACACTGTTCAATGCGCTGTGTGCCTTTGTGGGCGGCTTCAGCATGGAGAAATATGTGTCCTCCATGACCTGCGCCGATTTTATCGTCAGCACGCCCGACTATTTCCGTTACAACCCGGCAGATGAATTCATCACGCCAGAACAAATCGAAGAGATCGCAGCAAACGCAAAGGCCAGTCTTTCCGGCACGGGATATGCTGTGCGAAAACCCGCATATCTTTGGATGACGGAGGATGCTCTGCGGCAGGACTATGCAAGGTACGAAAGTGCTGAGCAGTTGGACAGCCATATGAGCCGCATGGAGCACCGGGGCAATATGGTGATGGGAGATACCAAGATCGAGGCTCTGGATAACAGCCTGTTTGACAAGCTGCAAGTGTTCGACGGAGATATTTCTCCTATGCTGGAGCCAAACAATAACGCCATTGCCATTGCGGTTTCCTTAGATGACTACGGTAATCTGCCCAATCCTGAATACTACCCCAAGGTGGGAGACACGATTACCGCCACCTATGCGGATGATGTGAAATATATCGACAGCCGCACCGGAGAACTCTGCACCGAAGATACACCAGAGGAGTACTTTCAGGAAAAACTGTATGGAGCCAGAGATGTAGAGTACACGGTCTGTGCCTTGGTAGAGCTTCCGTATTCCATGAGTTATCGTTATGGTGGTATTGGATATGACGCAGTTTTGTCTGTGGACACCGCACAGAGGGACAGCGGTGGTGCGGCCATTCCAATGCTCTACCTGTTCGACACAGCGGACGAAGTTGACGAGGCCGAAGCAGAGCAATATCTATCGAAGCTCACTGCCGGTGAGTTTTCGCCCTTGATGTATGAAAGCAAGGCTACGGCTCGCTCTGAGTTTGCTCAGTTCCGGCAGATGTTCCTTTTGGTAGGTGGTATCCTCTGCGCTATCATCGGGCTGGTGGGACTCTTAAATTTCTTCAACGCCATGATGACCGGTATTCTTTCCCGCCGCCGTGAATTTGCTGTGCTTCAGGCTGTAGGAATGACGAACCGACAGCTCAAAACCATGCTGATCTACGAGGGATTGTTTTACGCAATGTCCTCCGTAGCGGTGGCTTTTATTCTGTCGCTGGCGGTGGGACCTCTTGCAGGAAAAATGCTGGGCAGTATGTTCTGGTTCTTTGAGTATCGATTCACCATTCTGCCTGTCCTGCTGACAATTCCGGTATTTCTTCTGCTGGGGTGGCTGATTCCCTGCATGATGTATGACAACGCAGCGAAATGCAGCGTTGTAGAGCAATTAAGGGATGCTCAATAACTGTTAAGCAAAAAACGGCCCTCTGCCAATGAAAAGGCAGAGGGCTGAGTTTTAATCTAAGGGTTTACATTCAGTTACAGTTTTTAGATAAATTTCGGGATCACCGTTCAATATCAAGTCTGCATATCCAATCGGATCATTGTAGATCAGATAATCCAATTCTGACCGCTGATACATATTATCGGCAACCTCATTCTCCACGGCGATGGTATCAATGGCAATCATGCTGCCATTTGCAAATTTTAGTTCCACACAAGCATTATCCATGTTGAACTCACAAGAAATCAATCTATCCATAAGCAACCTCCATAATATGGGATATTAAATCATCCCAAAATATTTCATAGCTTCTCGGATTGCTTTCTCTTTTTCCGGCGGACACTGGGGCTGTCTGGAATCTTCGGATTTGGGCAGATTGTAGTTCTTGCCGACCTCAATCCCACATTTTCGTTTAATCTGCGAGATATAAAGGTTGGATACCTTTAACCCGCTATGCTCCAGCACATAGTCCTTGATCTGGGTGTAGGTTGCCCCATCCTGAAATTCGGACATATCCATATCTTCCAAAGAGAACTCAACCCGAATCTTTTTCGAGTCAACCTCACCCTTGGAAAGCAAGACAACCGTCTCAACGTGCATCGTTCTCCTGATTTTGATGTCTGTGTCATTTTCATGGTGCTATTTCACTAACGATACAACTTGGTCGAGTAGAGAATTTGGATAATCCCATATTCATAATCTGTATTAACTCGGTAGAATGGTAGAAAAATGTTAAAAAATTAGGCATTCTTTTAAAATTCAATTAGTTTTTCAAATGGAAAAATTGTCTTTATATTTTTTATAATTGACTATACAATATTGAATTTCCTAGAATCTTAGTTTCAATAGGATACTCTCTTTTTTCTAGTACATCAAAAGATGTAACTATTATTCCGTAATTTTCTGTATTTTCGAAATTTTCAAAACTATTGGTTACATAAATCTCATTTGTTCCCCATTTTTTATATTTTTGCAATGTATCTACTTGTGGTAAATGATGTTTAATAAATATGGTTGAAGTAGCAACGCTGGGAGCCTTCAAACCAAATTCATTTAATTTAATGGGAAGTTGATCCCCTGTACTAGAGCCATGATGTGGTATTTTAATATAATCTATTGGAGAATCAAAAAAAGTATCATCAAATCTAGAAATGGTTGTGTTTTCGACATCTCCAGCCAACATAACATTAAACCTTCCTACATATACACTTAATCCAATTGAATATGGATTACCTTTTTCTGCTTTACCAAACTCTTTATTTTCAGCAATTATTGTTGAGTTAGGAGAAAAACTTTGAATTTCAAAGCTGTAAGAGTTAAGCCCTTGGCATATAAATTTATCTAAAATAGTGTTATCTTTTGCAAATTTTATGTTTGATTTTTTTCTTCTTATGATTTCTTTTATTTTTTGATAAAGATTTCTTGAAGAGGCACTGTAAAGTTCCAAATCCTCAGGATAAATATCAGATATCCAAATCTTAGTGTTTGAATCACAATATAAATCTAATAATTTATCTATTCCAAGCGAATGATCATCATGAGGATGTGTCCAGCACAGAAAATCAATTTTCTCTATATTTTCTTTTTTTAAAAGATCAATCGTTTTGTTGATTGATTTATATGTATAACAATCAACTACACCTGAATAAATAACACCTTCATCTGTTCTAAGAAAAAATAAAATACTTTCTCCTTGTGAATTGTAACCAATCAAGTAAACTTCAAAAAACAAACTGTTGCTATATAGTCTAATCTTGCTCATCTTTTATCATCTTCTCATCAACAAATCGACTTGGAAATTTTGTTCCGGGTAATCTCATCCTTCTATCAATAACATCTTGTTTAACTGAAGCGGAATACGTTGTTGAGAATACTGATTTTTTTTCTTTAATTGAAATAGTGTATTCAGCTGAAATTGTTACTTTTAAATTAGTTTTAAATTCAATCATTTTTTTCCACCCCATTAATTTCATCATTATTTACGAAGTCGGGTTTCATTAGTTTTTCCAAAAATGGAAGTGTTATTGCTTCTTTATAGATTTCAAAGAGAAATTCATTCATTTCAGTAGCAGTTGAACTAAAAGAATCTTGCAACTTTAAACAGTGTTCTTCAAGTAAATATATGTCAGAATCAAATGTAACTTGATAAGCTGGGGTTTGATCATTAATTTCACCACAAACAATAGTACAGATAAGATTCACATCAAAAAGATCTTTGATTGCAAAGCAATCCTTAGATTGAAATGTTTTACTTTGGGTTAATTCGTTGATATTATAAAGCCTAAAAAGCTTATCTTCAAAATAATCGTTTAACTTAGAAACATCAAGTAGTATGCACTGGTTTATTTTTCGAATACCAAAACGAACCAATTCAAAAAATTTAGCTTTTATCTTGATATAATTTATTATTTCCTCTATTTCTGTGCAGTATTTTAAGCAATTTTGATATTTAGCCATTTCAATTGTGGCAAACACAAATGATGAAGAGATTTTTACGAAGATCCCACTTTCTTTATTTTGGAAAACATGAACAATGGTCTGTCGAACATTACTAGATTTTGTTATAAACTCCATATCAGTATTCGGATCTTCGAGCTGAAAATCAATTTCTTTAGCGACCTCAGTTCTGTACTTCACATAGTTCTGGCTATTTAAATAATCTTTAATTTGTGGCAAAATTTGAGTTATTTCAACCTCATCAACCCCTCTGTAGTCAGCACGAATAATTATTTGTTTAAGAAAATTATGTTTTAAATTTTCTCTTTTAATGCTTGATTTTTCCATTTGATTTCCTCCTGAAATACAATCAATCTAATACACTTATCAGTGCAATCCATACAAGCAATCACAAATTAAATATAATGATTTATAGCTTTCCTGGAATCTTATGACACTCATCCAAATATTTATGTGCAAATGAAATTATTGTTAAAATGTCCATTGCTTTACTTTCTTCAATTTTCCAATTGACTTTAGGTGTATGAGCAGCAGGATTTCTAACTAAATGAAAAATTGCCTCCATTAGCTCCTTTAATCCTGTAAATTCGCTCTTTTCGCTTTCTGTAGCCATACAATTAAAAAACAGATATGGATCGTTTTTGGAAAAAGCTGTTTGGAATAGTGTACCACCATCTGTTGTGAGTCCTGTTATATTCCGAACTCTTTCAGCAAGTCCTTTAGCAGCTTCAAACACGGCATCGTAATAATCTTTTTGCAAATAATCTTTTATACAGTATTTTTGAACTTCGCTATGGATTGCTCTATTATATAATTGTTGACGTAAACTATTAACACGTCTGTCGACTTCATCAAGTGTTCTCGCCTCTATAGTTTCAATTAGTTTTCCTTCTTTTGTTATTTCAAGTCCAGATAATAATAAAGCTTTATTTGCTTCTTCAAATAAGTAATTATATTTCTCTCTTTTATTTTCAGAAATAAATGCAACAGGATTCAATGCTTTTTCCAAAAAAAGATAAACTCGTGAAATTGTATTAGAGTTATTAATTTCTGTTGCTAAACAGTTATAAAGCCAATCTCGTTTGTTTAATCCCATTGTATATCCATATGGTGAACGATTACTTCCATCAGAGAGGATTTTAATACCGCACTGCTCAAGTAATCGACTTAATTCAGTTTTAGTATATCCTTTATTTGTTTCCGCCAAAATATCACAAACTGCTTTTAATTGTTGCTCGTTTAATATTTTACTTGTCATATAATACCTCCCCAAGGAGATTCGATGCATCAAAATGAATATCATTATTTTATACTATTTCAAAAGGTAGGTTGAAAATAAAAAGAGCCTAGTATTCCGTAACATCTAAATACTTATAATCGGATAGAGATGTTTTAAT